AAATAGAATAGCAAGTAGCGGTTGGAGACTTCCGCAAAATGTTAATCCTAAAGAATATGTGCCAAATTAAAAAAGTTCTTTGAAAATTTAATAAAAACACTTGACTAATGTCTGACAAAAGTGTAATATATTTTTGTCAGACGAAAGGGGTGATGTCATTGTCTGATGCAAAAAAAATAGGACGTCCAACAAACGACCCTAAAAATTTACGAGTTACAATAAGATTTAATGATGAGCAAAGTCAAAAAATACAAGACTATGCTAAAAAAAATAATCTAACAACGTCGGAAGTTATTAGAAAAGCCGTTGACGACCTTAAATAAAAATAGCACATAACTCCCTTAGTTTGGCGACCAAAGAGTTATATGCTATCGCTGCAGAAAGTGTTTCCGCATGAAATATTATATCATGCGAGACACTTCTTTTCAACATACACAAAGGAGTGTTTTTATTATGACAAAAAATGAACTTTTAGACAGCTACGAAGAACTAGTAGTCTATACTTCAGAGATTAGAGAAAGTCTGGATATTTTACATGAATGGCTCTCTCAAAAACCAAATTTTGAAGATTACTGGTCTTACTATAATTTGATTGCAGGGCATGGTCAGCACTTTGCCTTGCTAAATCTTATCATGCATCGTATGGACTGCTTGACTGAGGAACATGGTGCAATTGTGAGAGAAGAAGTCAGAACAGGAGCGTGCAAGAATGGGAAAAATAATTGATTTAGCTAATACAAAATTTGGACGATTATTGGTACTAAATACTTTTGAACGCCGAAAAAGATATATTTATTGGCTATGCAAATGTGATTGTGGTAATGAAAAATATATTCGCAGTGATCACCTACGATATGGGAAGATAACATCTTGCGGATGTTTTGAAAAAGAAGCTAGAAAAGAGGGGAATCATACGACCCACGGACTTTCTAAAACTAGAATCTTTAAAATTTTTCATGGTATGAAAAAACGCTGTTACAATCCCGAATGTGTTGCTTACAGTAACTACGGCGGTCGAGGTATAAAAATATGTGACGAATGGCTAAATAATTATACTTCATTTCATGATTGGGCGTTGTCTAATGGATACTCTGATAACTTGTCTATTGATAGGATAGATGTTAACGGTAATTATGAACCATCTAATTGTAGATGGGTGGATGCTAAAATTCAAGCAAATAATAGAAGACCAAGAAAAGACAAAGCAAAAGAATTGAAATAGAAGGAGAAAACAGTGGCAGAGAATGATTTTAATTTGTTGCCGTTGCTGGATTACATCAATCCTGCCACGGTAGACTACCAGACATGGGTAAATGTGGGCATGGCCCTTAAACACGAAGGTTACACGGCATCTGATTGGGACACCTGGTCGCAAAATGATAGCCGGTATAAGAAATTTGAATGCTTCAAGAAATGGGACACATTCAACGAGGAAGCAGGAACTATCGTGACCGGCGCAACGATTACCCAACTGGCAAAAGAAAATGGTTGGGTATCTCAATCTGGCTATGACAGCGAGAATGCCCATGAATTAGGTTGGACAGATACAATCGATCGTGACTATCGCGTCATCGACAAGGACTGGATTGAAGGAAAGGAAATCCACGAGCCGACTATTTGGAATCCGGTTCAGGAAATTATCAAATACCTTGAAACACTCTTTGAAGCTAGCGAAAATGTTGGGTACGTCACGGAAAGCTATCCAAAAGTTAACGACGAAACGGGCGAAATTGAAAAATGGCTTCCAACTAAGGGGGCGTATGACCGTACTGCTGGGCAATTGATTGAAGCCTTTAGCAAATGTAATGGAGATATCGGTGCAGTCCTGGGCGATTACCACGAAGAAGCTGGCGCATGGGTTCGATTCAATCCTATGGATGGCAAGGGTGCCAAGAACGAAAACGTGACAGATTTCAGATATGCCCTGGTTGAATCTGACAGCATGCCAATCGATAAACAAAACGCAATTTACAAAGAACTTGAATTGCCGATTGTTGCTTTGGTCCACAGTGGAAACAAGTCGCTACACGCTATCGTTAAAGTAGATGCTAAGAACTATGAAGAATATCGAAATCGTGTTGATTACCTATATAAAATTTGTCAAAAGAACGGAATCATCGTCGATACGCAGAACCGAAATCCAAGCAGACTATCACGCATGCCAGGATTCATTCGCAATGGCCAGAAGCAATTTCTAGTAGACACGAACATCGGTAAGACTGATTGGGATGAGTGGTATCAATACATCGAAGATTTGAACGATGATTTGCCTGATCCAGAATCACTTTCGGATACCTGGGATAATTTGCCAGAATTGGCGCCTGAATTGATTAAAGGAGTTCTTCGTCAAGGTCATAAAATGCTGATTGCTGGACCGTCAAAAGCTGGTAAGTCATTCGCGCTGATAGAGATGTCGATTGCAATTGCTGAGGGCAAGAAGTGGCTAGGCTGGGATTGTACGCAGGGGCGTGTCCTCTATGTCAATTTGGAGCTAGACAGACCGTCTGCCTTGCATCGTTTCCGCGATGTCTACTATGCAATGGGATTAGCTCCGCAAAATATCAACAACATCGATATCTGGAATCTCCGTGGAAAAACTGTACCAATGGACAAGTTAGCGCCTAAGCTCATTCGTCGAGCTTTGAAAAAGAATTATATCGCAGTCATCATCGACCCGATTTATAAAGTTCTGACTGGTGACGAGAATAGCGCAGACCAGATGGCACATTTTACGAATCAATTTGATAAAGTGGCGACAGAGCTAGGCTCTAGTGTTATCTACTGTCACCATCATTCAAAAGGTTCTCAAGGTGGTAAGAAATCCATGGACCGCGCCAGTGGTTCGGGTGTATTTGCTCGAGATCCTGACGCACTTATTGACTTAGTAGAGTTGGAAGTGTCAGAAGAATTATTGACGCAACGTTTGAACCAAGCGACGTGCCAGGTTTACAAGCAGGCTTTACAAGAACGAAACAATGCTTATTACCAACAGAATGTCGGACTAGATGACCTCTTGAGTCCAGCGCAGATGAGAACGCACTTTGAAAAAGGTATCGACGATGTCATGGTTCGAGCTCCATACGTGGATAAGCTCGAAGAAGTACGCAAGCAAATTCAGATAGCGACTGCGTGGCGTGTAGAAGGTACGCTTCGCGAGTTTGCCAAATTCAAGCCGGTGAACATGTGGTTCAGCTATCCAGTACACGCGCTTGATAAAACGGGCATTCTTGCAGATATTCAACTTGAGGAAACGACTCCTAATTGGAAAAAGAATTTAGATAGTCAAAAAGCTAACGAGAAGAAAAAGAAGTCCGCTAATAAAAAATTTACGACGGCTATGGATGTATTATTTGATGGAATCAACCCCGTCGAATTAAGTGAAATAGTGGAATATTTTTCAACTGAAGATAAACCGGTTAGTGAAAAAACAATCAGAAGATGGGTAAAAAATAATGGTGATTTTGAAGTCAAAAATAATCAAATTTTACCTAAAAATGAGTCAGGGACAAATTAGGGACAAGGACAAACCCGAGGGACAAACCCGAAAATGTCCCTAAGAAATCGCGCAACCATGCGTGGTTGGGGCTCTAGGGACAAACTCGAGAAACTCAGGGACAAAATGAGGGACAGAATATTCTCTTTCTCCGAAAGAAGAATATTTGGGAAATGTCCCTGAAGGTCCATGGGTACATGAACAGGAACAAGGGGGCTATGCATCCGCCCCTTGTAACCCTGTAACCATGTCCCCTGACATGGACTAAAAGCGAAATTAAAAAAGAAAGGGAGTGCATTTATAAAAATGTCTATTGAATTCTTTTTACCGATGCAAAAAATTCCGACAACGACTCACCAACAAAAAAAGGTAAACGTCCAATTTGGGAAGCCAATCTTTTATGAGCCGGCAGACTTAAAAAATGCCAGGGCGAAATTTGAGAGCTTGCTTGCGCAACATGTCCCTCCGAATAAAATTAAAGGAGCGGTTCGTTTGACAGTCAAGTGGTGCTTCCCTCGTATCAAAAAAAGTTATGATGGCCAGTATAAAACCACAAAGCCAGATACGGACAATCTGCAGAAGTTGCTCAAGGACTGCATGACGAAACTTGGATACTGGAAAGACGATGCACAAGTAGCTAGCGAGATTGCCGAGAAATTCTGGGCAGATACAGTCGGGATCTATATCAAAATTGAGGAATTGGAATGAAGATTGATTACATTGATTTTTTTAGCAGACAAATTCCGGAATGGATGGCTCGCAGCAACCGGAAGAGTCAAGAAGTTGGATTCGGAACAGATGCTTATTGGCAATGGGCTGTGGCGTCAATCGGAGAAATTTGTAAACAATACAATGATGATGAGCTGGTGACGGAGCAATTCAGCCTACTCTTTAACTGGCTAGAAAAACAAGCAGGTTAAACTATGGAATATAGCAAACAAACAATAATTGAAGCTTTGGAACACTCGATTGAGAAAATCAGGAATGAAATCGAGAAATACTCGAAAGATTGCAACGGACGATTTGCGCAAGGAAGAACTGCGCACCGTGAATTTTTGAAGAAAAAACTGAAGAGATTGGAGAAACAGTTGGAGGGATTGAAAAATGAATAAAAAAGAATTGATTGAGAAATACGAGTATTTGAACCATGATTGTTTCAGAAGGGTTGATACGTCTGGAGTTTTGAGAGATTTAAAACAACTAGACGAACCCAAAAAAGTCAAAGTACCGCAGTTTGTGGCGGATTGGTATGAAAAGCATAAAGATGATTTAGAATATGATATTTGGGAATACATTTTGCACTGGGGCAAACAACAAAAGTCTGAATTTTATGAATGGATGAATCATGCTAACAATAAACCATTTCAAACCCTCGTCAACATGCACCAATTCGGCTACGAGGTCGAGAAAGAAAAGCGGTATTTGGTGAAGATGAAAAATATTGATATTAATAGTGCATACTTGAAACACCAGCTACAAAATAATCATTGGTACTGGGGGAACCTAACAGAATGTGGTGCATTTAGTCCATATCACACAAAGAAAGAATTAGAAGCTAATGATTTCGGCTGGGTGTTTGATTGTGATGTAGTGGAAGTCGAGGAGGTGGAGTGATGAAACCAGGAGATAAAGTTATATTGTTAGGTTTTATAGATGGCTGTTCTTACGAAACAACAGGTCAAACAAACTTTATTATCGCTCTTGAAACTGGCGAAAGAGTAGAAGTGCCAATCGAATGCGTTATAAAAAAAGAACAAGTTGTCAAGAAAGATGAAATCAAACTGAAAGATGTAATCAGACGAATCAATAGATTAGATGAAAATTCAAAAACATACTGGTTAGATACTATCTTAAATTGGTTCAGTCTTGATTTTGGCTTAACAAAGTACAGACAAGGATACGAGAAAGGAAAACTTGAGGGAGAATGGGTTGGTAATCAATTGAAGGATGCTGATAAGATTCGACAGGAATTGAATAAAGTGTTTTTACCTAGTTTTATGGATGACTGGATTTTTAAATGTCAACTTTTAAATGATTTTAGTTTGCGTCATGCACTTGATAGTACCACTATTCATCTCTATGCTAAGAATAGTGAAGTAGTTGAGAGATGGCTTCATGACAAAAAGAATCAAGAACTTTTTGCTAAAGCCTGGTTGACTGACTATGAGATTGAGAAAGAATCAAAGTACAGAGTTAAGTTAAAAAATACAGATGACTATTTAAACGAAACAGAAATTGGATTCCATTTTTACAACAATTGGAAAAATAACAAAACATTTACACGAAAGGAACTAGAATATTCTGATTTTAGCTGGGTGCTCGACTGCCCAGGAATTGAGCTTGAGGAGGTAACGGAATGACAGTAGAACAATTCCTTCAATCGTTATCCTACCTTATGTGGACTTCATATTGGTCAGTAATTTTTTATAAGTTCTTTA